TTACAGTTTTTCGCCGTCCAGCAGGCAGAGTGACATTAAACCAGTTTTGTTCCAGTCATCCAGCGTATCGGGGTGCATTGTGGCAACGTAAGCCAGTTCAGAACGAAGAAACCGTAAAGCGCCTGCTGCACGGACATTGCCATAGAAGCTGTGGGTTTCTTCATCCGGCCGGAAGAGAATCAGCAATTGTTCATCGGGCTCGTGCTGAACATCAAAACCCAGCTCAGCGGCTGCGGCCTCTATTCGCTGACCAGCATCAATATCAGCCGGCAGCTCTTTCCCGCCGTCATGCCCCCATACCCATGCGGCGGCCTGCGCCCACGTCATTTCAGTCTGGTGTTCGCCAGTACCAGCAGAATTTTGTTTAGCCTGCGATGCGTCAACATCCACTTTATCGCCTGATATTACAATTTCACCTCGCGCTATCCAGCCGTAAACAGTTTGCCGGCTAACGCCCATATGCCTGGCGTAGGCTGATTTACTTAATAGCATCGTGATGTTTCCCTCCGGACAGAAAAAAGCCGCCCTCAGGCGGCCTGCTTCTCTTCTGAATGTGTCTGCCGCAGGCTGCCTTTGAGCATCGCGCTGACATGTTCGCTTAACTGGTCGAGGCCGGTCATGCGTGGCTGTACGTCTGATGGATCGTCGTTCTTCCCGTACACGAGATTGATATACCAGGTACGGACAGCTGTAATTTGTGCGACGTCTTTCCTTACCGCGTCGACCAGATCGGCAACCGCGCTAATCACCTGCCCGTTCTCTGATGCGATACGGGAGAAGCCGAGACGTTTTAGCTGTTCCGTATCGAGTCCCGAACACACTGCGTGCGCCCTTAATAAGGCGTCAGCCAGCTCCTGATGCTTTCCACTGTGCATCGACAGCAACATTTTTTCCTGGCTGCGGCGATCCAGTCGGGCGAATGCCTGGCGCATTTCGCTGTCACGCATGAATCCCTGAACATCATCAGATGCCAGTGGATTAACCGGAGCGAGCTTGTTCTTCAGGTAATCGAGAATGTTTGCGGCCTGCTCACTTACAGCTGCCACCCCGCGGGTAAAGTCTTTGAGCGTGTCCGGGTTCCGGGCTTCACCTGCCCTGCGGTTTTTTGCTTGTTCGTTCAGATCCGGATCGTTGCGGATAACGTCCAGCAAATCCGCCTCAGCTTCGGCCTGCTGCGCCGTTGTCCTCAGGCTGGTGAGTTCGCCCGCCATACCACGGAATAAAGCGGCCATCTGAGTATTTGGCGCAACAACCTTACCGGCATAACCCGCCAGCTCGATGCTGTGTTTCCCAATTTTGATTGAGTAGCTCATTGCCCTGCCTCCATTTTTGACAGCCCCGCATCAAATACCTTGCGCGCAACAGCATGGATTGACGGCGCGATCCCCATGCCCGACTTCTGGCGCTCCCTCTCCTGGATGGTTTTCAGAGCCTGAATCTGCTCCCCGTTCAGCAGAACGGGCTTAACGTTAACCTTGCTCATGATGCCCCCTGTTAAAGCGATCGTTAAAATTTCATAAATCGCAACAACCAAATAATTAATTGCGATTTATGAAACGATATTAATGAAATGGCAGGGGTCTACAACGTGAAAAGAGTGGATGCGTTTTAAAGAATTTACCCTCAAGGTATACATGGTGTTCATAAAGCTAATAAATTGCTTATATAACAATATATTAACCCATGAACACCAGCCTACATTTTGGGATTTCAGGTCTACACGGTATACATCATTCTGTTTAATAAACCATCAGATGATTAATGAAAGAATGAACACCATGTACACCCTGTGTATACCTGAAAACAAGGTATACATGGCTTATTTAACTGATTTATATATAAATTATTCTCACGATGTATACCATGTATACCTTTCTCCATATTTATCTGAACTTCATTCTTTATGACCGGCTACAGGATGCGTCTGAGGTAACCAGTCTTCCGCACTTTCCGAAAGTTCGACGTTAGTCACCATGCCACGGGCTCTCCGTTCCTTACGGTACTCGTGATTAAACTCCCTCATCGCGCTTTCCATCCCCTCTGCGAATTTATTCAGCGTCAGCGGTTTGTCGAATCCATTGGCCTCAAGGAATGCCAGATAAGCGTGATAGAGATAAATTCGCGGATAGTGAGGCGGATTGCGGTTTCCTACCATCATTCCCGCACAATCAGCCAGGCGCTCAAGGTGAGCGCAGAAGGCATATAGCGGATCTGTTTTCTGCTTTACCTCCAGTGCTTCTTCGCTATTCCGTTGCTCCAGCAGCAGCGCCCGCGCTTTTTCCGGGTTCGCAAAGTTCGCCAGCAGCCGGCGAACAACCACCGGAATTTCAGCGGATATCTTTTCTGCAAGGTCGGGATCCTTATCCTCTTCGCTGACGCGCCGGTTAAACTGGAAAATAACGCGGCGCCGGGAAACGCCGCCGGCGCGTTCGGTGAAAATCATCGGCGTGTTGTTCGTGGCCACAACCACCGCCCGCAGAACGGCGGTGTACTGGTGCTCGTGTTTCGGGTCGATCTCCACCGCATCCCCGCCGGTTATCGCTTTTATCCCGGTGCCCTCTCCTGAATATTTGGGCTGGTCAGGAAGCGTTATCATGCTTTTCCCGACGAACTGCGCCCGCCCGCGTGCGCTATCAAGTGCCGCCATGTTCCCGCTGGCGGTGTTATGCGCGCCGGCCAGCATCGTGGCGATATGGGTAAAGACACTTTTCCCGCTGCCACCCTCCCCGGTTATCTCGAGGAACAGCTGCCAGTCGTACCGGTTCGCCAGAACCATAAAGAGCGCCGCAGCGATACGCTGCATCTTAATTGCGTCTCTATCTGATGCGTAACTTAGCCACTTATGGAAGTTCGGCGCGTGGTCGCGGAGGTTTTCACCCGGCACCGCCGGCGTGTAGGTCACGCCGTTGTGGTTGGTCAGCCAGTTATCCTGGCTGTGTTCGGAGAAAACGCCGGTTTCCATATCGTAGACACCGTTTGCAAAGGGGATCAGGCTCCGCCGCGGCTCCCCCATCACCGGGATAACGATTTTCAGGGCGTCGATAACGTTGTTGATCGCGCGCTTGCTGAAGTTGGTTTTGTTCTCGTTGTAGATAGCCACCATTTCGCGGCTCAGCTCGAGCAGAGACGTTTTCTCCCAAATGCCGGCGCGGTAGACGTACACGCCCTCGCTGTTTTCGTTGATTGCAATGCCGGTGTAACGCGCGGCCAGTATGAGCGCCTTTTCGTTATCAGCCAGGTCGCGGAGGTTTACATCCGTCAGCGGTTTGCCGATCACCATGCTTTTGCCGGCTTCCGCATCGGCTTTGAGGCGCGGCAGCTGCGGCGTCCAGTCCTCCAGAAGCTGATAACCTTCAGAGTAGTATTGCGCGCGCTCCACGCCGGCCACCGCCAGCTTTGTCGCGAGAATGGTTATCTGCCGTTCGGTCAGATGCCCGCCGCGGCAAACCCGGGCATAGAGCCGGCCATCATCCACAATGCGGATATTCTCCAGCTCTGCCAGCTGCTTTTTATCCAGCACAACCGGCGGCACCGTATCGCCAATCGGGTTCATTTCCTGCCATGCTTTGGCGAACTTCCAGGCATCGGCGCCGGCAAAGATGATTGACTCCTCCATGAGATCCGCCGACTGCTTTTTAAGGTTTGGTGCATTCTTCATTTTCTGTTCCCTCGCTCCCTGATGATTTCCCGCATAACCCGAATTCGTTCGATGCCCTGCACCAGCATAATTCGATCGATATCTCTTCCACCGGTGCCTGGCGCGGAAGAAACAAATTCAAATTCCCGCACCAGTCTTTCTGTCGTGCAAAAACACGGTGAGCTGTACCCTTCGCGGCAATATGTCACTCTGTCGAATCGGTAACTTTCTATAATTACCTGGTTGCCGCGGCTGTCCTTCCATTTATCGCCCGGCCTGATTTCAGGGTGAGCGCGGCCACCAGCAGTTAAGCCGGAATTTTTAATCGTCATATTTTTACCTTACGCAGCTGGCGGGATTACCTGATAACCAATTCTCTTAAGAAAGCGCGCGGCACTCTCCACCGTGAAAATGATCTCGTCGTCCATAAGGGGGCGCATCGACTGCAACCCGTTCGACGTGTCCACCAGATAGCGGCCGCCGGCCGGAAAACTGAATACGGTTTTGCCATCGCTACAGCGCACCAGATTATAAATAGCGGTCATGGCCTGACCTCCCTGACTTTCACCAGATATTCCGAAGCCTGACTGACCAGGCTGTGAACCGCCGCGACACGAAAGCTTTCCAATTCATCATCCGGCGCCAGGGTGTCTATCCACATATCGAGAACAGCAAGCGCCTGACGGCTGTATTCCAGCGCCTGGCCTGCGCTGGTCGTCAGCATGGCAATGGATTCGTTTTGAGTTGGCTTCTTCATGCGTTCACCTCCATAGCTAGGCGTGTCTGGATAGCCGCGGCCTTGCTCCCCAGCTGGAGATAAGTCCGGGTGATTGCCGGGTTACTGTGTCCGAGCATTTCAGAGGCGACCAGCAAGCCCTGTTCGCCGCCGGCGGACATGAGATTAAAGGCGGCAATTTTGCGGCTGGAATAGGCGCTCAGGCGCAGACGCGTGTTTACTACGCGGGTAAACCACACCATGACGTTGTGCAGTTTCTTCCAGATCGTCTGACGGCTAACGCTACCTTCCAGAGACTGGCAACGGTTACTTTCAATCTGGCTGCGGGAAAATACCAGGTCGTCACCGATAAGATTGCGCTCCATGCGTTCCCGCAGTCGTTTGATGATGCCCGGCGGCAGCTGTTTGGTGTCGTGCTTCACTTCAGCCTTTGCCACCAGCTCAAATACGATCGCCTGTTCTTCTTCCGTCATGCCGGCGGCCAGCTCGTCGCAGCTCACGCTATCCCAGTGCATGTACCCAATGTGATCGCCAGCAAGCCGGGCAGCGTCCTTGCGCTGCTGGCGAACAATCTCGATCCCCTTCCGGGTCGCTCTGGCTTCCGCTGCTTTGGTCTGCTTCGCTACGATGATTGTTGCAATGCCGGTTTCCCAGTTGATGCAGGAGTAACGGAAGTTGCACACGTCGCTGGTACGCCAGCCGGTTACGGTCGCAATATCCCACCAGAGTAAAACCCACTCCGGCTGGGTCTGCTGGATGCGCTCGCGCAGTTTGCGCTGCTCTTCCCGTTCGTAAACGGGGGTCATGGTGCGGGTGCCTTTAGTGGTAGTGGCTTTTACCACGTTGCCGCGCAGTTCGCGGGCTTTAGCTGTCAGGGTCTGGAGGTTAAACATGGCAACCTCCCAATTTCTCAACATCCAGTTCAAACGCGCCGCTGCTGTACTGATAAAGCGAACATTCAGAGCGAATTTTAGCGGCAAAGATAAGATCCCAGCGGGAATAAAACTCGCGGGCTTCTTGCTCACTGTCGGCAACGATGCGTATAACAACGGGAGGGCAGGTCCGGCCTTTCGGCGTACCGAGGAAAAGCCAGGTAAATTTGGGCAGTTTTTGGGTTGGGGTAGTAGCCATGTGGCAGCCTCCATACAGTGGTCTAGATAACCACCACCGGAAACGCCAATTTCACTGGTGGTGGACTGAGCAGGGTTGGCGTAACCGGACTGTATGGACTCCGGCGCGGATTTCTCCGCCCCCACCCAGCCCACCATAATTTTGCTAGCAGAGCGGTTTTGAACCACAACGCGTGAAAATAGGTGAGACGGATCAACGGCACAAAAAAAGACGCTTGGCGCGTCATGTGTCGCCATACAGTCATTCAGGACGCCAATCCTGGCACCAGATTTTGCTGGTGCTTTTAAAGCATACCCTTCAGTTGAATAACAAGGCAAGGAGTTTTTAGGGTGAGCGAAGCCCTGCCCCAGACGGGCATAATTGTTCTTCATGGCATTAACCTTTTTGAATTGTTTAGTGAGCTGTCGCGACAAACTTATTCTGCGAGATCCGAAGTGCAAACTCTCGCAAATTATCTCTGCTCACGGAATCTCAGTTCGTTTGGCTGCGTGACGATTCAATGCGCTCACTAATCCATTCATCAATTTCGCTTTCAATGAAAGCAATTGCTCGAGAACCAATCTTTATGGATGAGGGGAAACGTTGCTCAGCCATGAGTCGATAGATCCAAGCCTTGCTATAGCCGGTTCTGCGCTGAACTTCAGGTAAGCGGATAAGGGAATGGGACATATATACCTCTCGAAGTCTAATGTGGTCTACGAGGTATATTTCAGCAAAAACATGCGGGTAGTTGTGGAAGTCACGGTAAATCAGTTGGAAGCAGCTCTTCCACTGAAATAGAAGTACGGCCAGAAGTTTTAGAACCTGTAGATCGACTTTTTGGAAATCCTTACGAGCTATTTGGAAGCGTATATGTTCAGAGCTTCATTAATTAGCATAGTCAATGCCTTATCTGTAACATCAATGCCATCACCATGTTCCAATATGCTTCTTGAAGCACTCCTAGCAACTTCGGATTTGTTCAAATTTTTACCGCGAACATATTTACCACCTGATTTTTCAAGCGCAATAGCCATTCCAGCGATCAGTTTTAACGCAGTATCTTTACCAGCAAACTCGCCCCACCCGCTTCGTAAAGGCTGATACTTTTCGCTAGAGCTATCTGGATCACATCCAAACCAACTATCTGTAGCTGATATTTCTTTAACAGCCCAAGGCCAAATTTCATTGGAATAAAAATCAGCTCCAGTGATATCTCCGCCAGGTGAGCTAGACCATGTTCTCTTGGGATGTAGTTCTTCCGCGTTTACAGCACTCAAAATTATCCTCAAGTAACTGGAAGCAATGTTGTAGATCTCAGGAGGGAATTTAGCTTTCAACTCATCTAAGCGTGAACAACTGTATACGCCAGCCATAGCCATTGCAGCCTGCTCAGCAGTGACCACACGTTGTCGGCGAAGATGATGGGGCATGTTGAGGATGTTTTCTCGCATAAAAGCTTCCTGCTAACGATAGTCTACAGAAGTCTACTACTGTCAATTAGCACTGTCTATACATACAGTTAAGCGCTTTTCCCAAATGTTCCATGCACTACATTTTCGCCGTTTTCCAACGCTTCCATATAGTCGGCATACCACTGAAGCATTTCACGCCGGCCGTCTATGTACTGAGCGTGGTTGTACGTTCCTCGAATAGAGTTTTTGTCGACGTGTGCCAGCTGCGTTTCTATCCACGAGGTGTTGTAGCCCTGTTCGTGAAGGATGGTACTCATGGTGTGTCGGAAACCGTGCCCGGTGACTTTTCCGTCATAGCCAATCCGCTTAAAGACTTGGTTTATGCTGGCTTCACTCATTGTTTTTCGCGGATCGTTACGGCCAGGGAACATAAGCGGGTAATTGCCTGTTAGCTCTTGGAGCTGGCCAATAAGCGTAAGAGCTTGCCTGGACAATGGCACCACATGAGGGCGACGCATTTTCATGCGTGATGCTGGTATTTCCCAGACGGCCTTACTGATATTGATTTCATCCCAAAATGCCCCGCGGAGTTCGCCGGTACGCAAGCCGGTGATAATCAGCAGACGAGCGGCCAAAACTACTAAAGCGCTTCCTGTATATCCTGACAACGCCTTGAAGAAATCAGGCAATTCTTTCGGTGTAAGGAAAGGATAATGATTGGACTCATGCCCTTGCATGGCGCTGGTGAGATCCGGAGCGGGGTTATACTCAGCACGGCCGGTGACTATTGCGTAACGGAAAACTTCCCCGCAGCGCTGCCTAACTTTTTTGGCCTTTTCTGTAGCGCCGCGCCCCTCAATGCGCCGCAGCACATTCAACAGTTCAAGCGGTTTGATATCGGCTATTGGTTTTTTGCCAATGTAAGGGAACACATCTTTGTTGAAAGCCTCAAGGATGTCTGAAGCATACCCAGCAGACCATTTTTTTAGTTTGCTGCTGTGCCACTCAAGGGCAATATCTTTGAAGGTGTTGTTTAACTGCGTTTCACGGGCGATCTTCTCTTCCCGTTTCGCTTCCATAGGATCGATACCCCCAGCGATACCCCTTTTGGCTTCTTCACGTTTTGCCCGAGCATCGGCCAATGTGACTTCAGGATACACACCCAGCGCTAACAGCTTCTCTTTGCCGGCTACACGATACTTGAGCCGCCAGTATTTGCCACCATTAGGTTTAATCAGGAGATACAAACCACCACCATCAGCCAGCTTGTAAGGCTTATCTTTAGGTTTGGCGGTGTCCACCTGCCGGGCGTTTAGTTTCACTTGGGGGTACCTCCTCTAGACCGAACAGCAAATACCCCCATAAGTACCCCCAAACGACCGTAGATTTCAGGGAACTTTAGTAGACGTAGAAATACTAAAAGGGGCTTCAAGTCGCAGAGTATAAGGGGTTTCAGTGAACTTTAGTAGACTTGGGGAGACGTTAGAATGGTGCCGATAATAGGAGTCGAACCTACGACCTTCGCATTACGAATGCGCTGCTCTACCAACTGAGCTATATCGGCCCTGAAAGGCCGGTTACGAGCGTAACCACGGGGCAAAAGGTTAGATCTAACCGGGTGATGCGTCAATGCCCTTTTGAATCAAACGGCTATTTTTGCATCACCCGTGATTATTTACGCACGAATCGTATCATCACCGAAGCCGATCCACTTGTAAGTGGTCAGTGCTTCCAGGCCCATCGGGCCTCTTGCATGCAGTTTTTGCGTGCTGACAGCAACTTCTGCGCCCAGGCCGAACTGGCCACCGTCGGTGAAGCGGGTTGAGGCATTCACGTACACGGCGGAGGAGTCCACCTCATTCACAAAGCGATCGGCATTGCGCAGGGTACGCGTCAGAATCGCATCCGAGTGCTGGGTACCATGTTCACGGATGTGAGCAATGGCATCGTCAAGACTCGCAACCACCTTCACGTTCAAATCCAGAGACAAAAACTCGTCGTCGTACTGTTCTGCTTTCACCGGTACCACCGTTGCTGGGCCGTCTTTCAGCAGTGCCAGCGCGTTGGCATCCGCGTGCAGCGTCACACCGCTTTCGGCCATCTGTTTGCTCAGCGCAGGCAGGAAGGTATTGGCGATGCCCTGATGCACCAGCAGCGTTTCAACCGTATTACAGGTGCTTGGACGCTGGGTTTTGGCATTGACGATAATCTTCAGCGCCGGTTCAATCTCGGCACTGTCATCAACCACGATATGGCACACGCCGATACCGCCCGTGATTACAGGAATGGTCGACTGCTCACGGCACAGCTTGTGCAGGCCCGCGCCACCGCGTGGGATCAGCATGTCGATGTATTTGTCCATGCGCAGCATCTCGTTCACCAGCGCACGGTCCGGGCTCTCGATTGCCTGTACGGCACCTGCTGGCAGGCCGCACTCTTCCAGCGCCTGCTGGATAACGTTTACGGTCGCGGCGTTGGTACGCCAGGTCTCTTTCCCGCCACGCAGAATGGCAGCGTTGCCGGTCTTCAGGCACAGGGAAGCAACATCAACCGTAACGTTGGGACGCGCTTCATAGATCACGCCAATCACGCCCAGCGGCACGCGACGACGCTCAAGGCGCAGCCCGCTGTCGAGCAGCCCACCATCAATGACCTGACCTACCGGATCGGCAAGATTGCAGACCTGGCGGACATCGTCAGCGATGCCTTTCAGACGTGCCGGGGTCAGCGCCAGGCGGTCGAGCATTGCTTCGCTCAGGCCATTGCGACGCGCTTCCAGCAGATCCTGCTCGTTGGCGAGCAGAATCTCCTGCGACTGCGATTCCAGATAATCAGCGATTTTTTCCAGCACGCGGTTTTTCTCGCGGCTGGAAAGGAGCGCCAGTTTGTAAGAGGCGGCCTTCGCGGCTGCGCCCATTTGTTCCAGCAT